ATAATATGTTTGTACATAGCTTCTTCAGCTAGTTTATGAACTTGCATTTCTTCATCTGTACCAAGACTATCGCTTATATATTTTAATGTAACCGTTGATCCAGACACATTAGAACTAAAGTGAATATATCCTTCACTTTCATTTATATAAAAATTCCCGTTCATTTGTGCGTGCTGTGGACTTAGTCCATATCTTTTGTTATCAAGTTCCCAATGATCATGGTCATGGTGGTGGTCATAATCTATATCAACTACTTCTTGTGATTTATAACTATTCCAAGTGTCTGAATTATCAGGACTTATTAACTCGTCTGTATCATTAATACCATCTCCATTTATATCAAAATCATAAGTACCATCCGCGTTTTGCTTTATAGCTTTTGGATCAGAAGAAAATATTGTTGGGTACAATATTCTTTCTATACCATTAGAATCTTTACGCGTTAACTTTACATAGTTAACATAATCATGTGGTAATATCATTTTTAATGAAGGTGGAACTTCTATTTCTTGAGATTTTGTTGATTTAAAAGTATCAAATGATAATTCTTGTAAAGCTCTCATTGCGTGGAACTGTACATCTGTTCTATTTACCTTAGATATTATTTTATCTTCTCCAGTATATGCTACTACAAAATTATTTATAATATGTTTAAGTGTTGTAAATTGATATGGAACAACTTTTTCTATTACACCTGTTGATGGGTTTTGATATTGACTCGTGTCTACTACTAACTTTATTTCAGCACCGCTTTCCGGTGTGTTTCCAATAAAATCAACATGCCAACCATCATTTGTTGTATATCTAAAGTTATAATTAACAACCGTGTTGTTACCTGCATTGATAAAAGATTGAGCATATAAAACTCCATCTATATAAACACTTACATTTGGATTTTCTACACCAATCATGTTAAATGATCCTGGAAATTGTGTTTGAGTTGTTGATATAGTAAATATATCTGTTACACCGTCACCTGTAAATGACTTAGTTCCTCCATAATACTGTTGTTGCGTTTGGTTTAGTAGTCCCATTTATTATGATTTTTCTTGTTGTATTTTCTTAGTCTGCTCTTGGTCGGCATATTGTATAACGCCTGGATCTTGTATTATAACACCTGCTAACTCTAATACTTTCATTACTAGTGTTGTTTCTTCAGACGGATGATGTTGAAAGTGTGTTGTTCTACCTGGAGAACCATTATGCAGTGCTTTTCCTCCAACTACATCATAACCCCATTCAACTTTACCTGGTCGACCTACATAGTTAACAGTTGCAGTGTTAGTACCCATTGCTATATTAACGTTATTGTCTCCATATATTTGTACGGTATTATTTCTTCTTGTGTAAACAGGGCGATGTTTACTTGGTTTTAATAATGGTGAACTATTCATATTTGCCCATTGTTTCATACTTACGTTTTTAACTTCTACTATTTGACCAGCAAATGGACTAATAGTAATAGAACCTAATCTATATAAGTTAGCTGGCAAGTTTCCATTTGAAGTTAAAGCCGAAAGTTCAAATACAGATATTTTTTCATCTAGCATACTATCAACATCTGAAAAATGAGTTGCATTTCCAGGCGCTCTAGACGTTTGATTTCTATCATAAAAATATTGTTCAAAAACATCTAATTGAGCTTGATTAGCTAAAAGATTAAATTCTAAAGGCGTTATATAACCTCTTTGCTCTTTATTAGCTAAAGCCAAAACTCTTTGATATACTGTATCTATATTAACCATTTTGTTTTTTATTTAAATCTTTCACTTAACCATGATCCCCTTGGATTATAAGGAAACATTCTGTTTAAATTATTTTTACGTTGTTTACAACCACAATCTTTTCCCGTAGCTTTAGCTACAGTATCTACAACTTTTTTTATTCCAGTTGCTTTTGTTATTTTTTCTATTGAATCTCCTAATCCTTTTGACTTTGCCATATAATTAAATTTTTAATAAATGGTCGCCCCGAAGGGCAACCATATTATTGTTATTACTCGTTTAATCTTTTTTCAATATTAGAAAATACTTCCATACCTTCATCAGTTTTAAACCAATGTGCTAAAGCGGTGTATGGATGTTCGTCAAACGGTATTACCATTATTTTTCTTCCGTTAGAACCCCATAAAAAGTTTCTTTGATCAGAAGATAATCTTAATATACCAGCTTCTACAGCTCTAATACCAAAATTTCTTAACATTACATTTTCATCATCTGCTAATTCTAAGAATAGTTTAGGATTGTTACGTGCAAATACTAGTAAATCTCTTCTAAGCTCCTTAGAACTTAGCTTAGATACCTCAGAACCTTTTTCTACACGCATAATTGCTTCTGCCATATCAATATCAATATTTCTAGCTGCCGTTAAAGCATCTACTTGCATTTCTAATATATCTATTTCTTCTTCAGCTAACTTAGCTGGTTTATACTCGTAATAGATTTTATCTCTATGTGGATGATACAAACTTAATAGTTTTTGTAAAGTTTGTTGATTTCTTGGAACAAACAAACTTCCAGATCTAAAAACAATATGCTCTAATCTTTGATCTCCTTTCATTTCGTCTACAAATGGAGTTTTTTGATTTTGACAATATTTAAGTTCTCTTTCGTATCCTTTTTCTTCGTCAAAATAAAAAATGTTAGTAGCTTTAATTGATCGAGAAAGAGGTTTTGCTCTTCCTTTCAAATAATAAACTCTATCTTTTATCTCCCACTCTTCTTTAGGTTTGACTCTTTCTCTTGCTTTTGGTTCTTCAACTGTAATTGTTTCAACCATTGTTTCTTCAAAAGTTTCTTCAAACTTTTCTTCTATTTGTGGTTCTACCACTTTTTTTGTTTTTTTTGCCATAATATAATATATAATAAAATTAATAAAAAGAAAGGGTCGAGGCCGAAGCCTCGATCCTTAATATAATAAATGCTTACTTCATTAACATAAAGTTGTTAGCACCTTGAGTAACTAAACATCTTTCAGAAAGCATGTGGATTTGCATTGCGTCAAGTGCAGATGTAGCAGCACCAACCGAACCAGTAACCCATGTTTTCATTTTTCTGTCATCAGTTTGAGAAGCTCTATAACGCACATGTAAGAATGGACGTTTTAAGTTTTTCCCTAACATTTGATCATAAACAGTAGATGTTCCAGCTGGAATTATAACTCCTCTAATTGCGTTAGCAGTAGCAGCAGCATTAATACCACCTCTTGTTGCTAAGTCATTTAAGTATCTGAAGTCAGATTTGTAGAAGTCATAAGAACCTCTTCGGAATCCAGAGAAACCTAAATTTAACGCCATATCTTCAGAGTTGTTAAATACACCGTAAGATGTACCACCAGCACCGTAAGAATTCATTGAAGCTAACATGTCATCTATTGCTAACGAAGTAGCTCTGTTTACAAACATCATGTTTTCTTCAATAGCACCTTGCTTATCAAACTCAGCAAGTATTGCATCGAACTCAGCTAAATCAGTATTACCGTTAACACCAGTAACACCAGAAGTAACGTTACCTCTAGAGGTAATAGCAGCGAATAAACCTTCAGTACCTACAGCTTCTCCACCGCTAGCACCGTAAAGGAAATCATCAACAGCAGTTGCAGCAGTTGAATCTAAACCTTTTTCACCTTCTAACATTGCCATTTCTAAGTAATCAGTAAAACGTGCTCTTGTATCAGCTTCAGCTTTTAAGTACCACATGTAACCTGATTGACCAGTTTCACCAGTAGTTTCAACCCAACCGATTCTAGCTGTATCAGAACCTGACACCTCATAGTAATCTTTCATTATAATTGGTTTGTTACTAAAAGTTTTAAAGTCTGGCTCATTAGCACCTCTTGATTCTACTGTAGATGTAGCATCTTTTTGGTTGTAACCAACACCTTTTGCGTACTCAGAACCATAAACTAATACAGTTGTTCCAAGACTAGTGTCAGAGTGTGTTGTAGTAATACCAGCAGCACTTAAACTTGCAGCCTCAAAAGGTTTAACATCTATTCTTCCAGCAGCACTTACTGCAGAAACTAAACATTTAACCACTCCTTCTGAGTTAGCAACGATAACAGTATCGTTAACTCTAATACCAACTTTAGCAGCAGAAAAACCTGCAGTTTCATCAATATCCTTAAGAATATCAATTTGACCACCATTTGTTGATGCGTGGTGAATGTGACCTTTATAAGAAAGGTGTAAACGACCTTGCTCAGACCAAATAACTTGATCAGCAGTCATCGCTTCTTCAGCTCCAACTTGCGATAAGAAACCTGAAATAGTTCTCGGTCCGAAAACCTCAGCTTCTTTCTCCATTAGATCTGGTAAATATTGTTGAGCCCAACCCATGTCTGTGTTGAAATCTAAGTAATTTGTTACTAGTGTTTGCTGCTGTGGAGCAGGTACACTATTTAACAAAGGACCATTTGTAATTGCCATAATTAATAATTTTTAAATTGTTATTTTTTGTTTTTAATTTTAAATTTGAAATCAGCAGTATTATCACCTAATACTTTTACTTTAAGTCCGCCAGCTTGTACCTCACCATGTGCTTGTCTAGGTTCCATGTCAATATTTTTCCCCTTTTCAACACTTTGTTTAATAGCATCTGATTTTCCTTGTTCGTAAAAATGTCTAGCAATAGCATCAGCATTATTTGCTGTAAAAAGTGATTTATGATAACCTTCAGCATCTTTCATAGTGTTATTTTCATCCAGAAACTTTCCGATAAAATTACTTATATCGCTTTGGTTCTCTCCAACTTTTTTAGCATCTTGAACGTTGTATCTATATTTTTTATCTCCGACATTGTATTCAAAACCTTTGAACTCGTCGTTAAAAACTTCGTTAGTTTTATTTTTAAAAACAGAGACACGTTTTTCCGTTTCTTGCTTATTTTCTGCTTCTTCCTTGTTATATCTATTAAAGAAATCAATTGCTTTCTGCTGTTCAGCTGTAAGTTTGCTTCCAGCTTTAATTTCTTCATAGTACTTGGACTTTTGCCCGTCCAGGTGGCTTCTAGCACTGGCAACTTGCTCTTTTAATGCTAGTTTTTTTCTTTTAATTTCTCTTTCATCGTCTGTATCTTCGTTATAAGAGAATTGATCTTCCATAAGGAAGCTAATTTCTTCGTTGTTTAAATGAGGTTTTGTTTGCTTGTAGTATTCATGTAATAAATCTTGATTATCAAATTCATCATAATCTTGATTTAATTTTACGTAGTCATTTAAATCACCGCCAGTTTCTTCCATGAAGTTAACTAACTTTTGCACGCTTTCAGGTAATGGCTTTCCAGTTTCTATTGATTCTTTAATAGCTTCTTCAGCAGCGTCAGCAACTTTTTCTACTTCTTTATTTTCACTAACAACCTCTTCTAATGTTGAAGCTTCTTGTGCTTCTGTTTCCGGCTGTACTTCTTTTTGTTCTTGTGAGGTGTTGGCATCTTCAGCGACTGTAACCACTCCCTCGTTGTCAGTGTTATTTTCTTTAACTTCATTTTCTTCTGGTTTTTTTGGTTTGTTTAAATCCACCTTAGTTATAGTTTTTTCTTCTATAATAGGTTTCGTTTTCATTTTTTCTTTTACCTTGGTAACATTACCTTTAGTTTCGTTACCTGTAGGTTGTTGTTCTTTTTTTTCTTTTACTTTTAATGAGCCAGTTTCGTTGTCTACTTTTGGCTCTTCTTTTTTTTCTGCCATAATATAATATAATAATAGTTAATAAATTTTTACATCTCTAAACCAAAACCTCCCATCATATTATCACTTGTTGTCTCAAAGTTTTTAGGTGGTTTTTGATTGTTTCTTTGATCTATCATCTCACTTTGTTGAGAAGCTTGAATTCTAGTTCTTTCGTCTTTTCTATCTTCTTTTTCTTTTTCTTTTCCAGCAGCAACATCTACTTCAAGCTGCTTTAATTGCATATCGTAGTTAAATTCTAATTGCATTAACTGTTTTTTAAGTTCTGTCTCTTGAACCATTGATTGTGCTTTCATTTGAGATTTAGCTTGTTCTAAAGAAATTTGAGCTTGCGTTAACGCTTGTTGTTTTTGAACTTCAGACTGAGCAGCTGCTTGCTGTTGTTGTGCGTTAGCGTCAGCTTGTGCTCTTATGTTCTCTTGTTGCATTTGTTGATCTCGTTCTAGTTTCTTTTTTCTTCTTATTTTAAGAACTTGATTAGCTAACTTTACACTTTTAATTTCTCTAAGATCAATAGCGTCTTCTAAATCTATACTTTGTTGTTGAAGTGCTACTTGAATGTTGTTTTCTAACATTTGTTTTTCTTCTTCATCAGGTGCTAACTCTATAAATATACCAAAGTCATATAAATGCAAACTACTTATTTCTTGTAAAGTTGCCACGTTGTGCATGCCAATACTTCTAATAAACGCTTCTGAAGTTGGAGAGTATTCTAATATATCAGATATTCTAAGAGACAAACATTCTGCAACAGAAGCTGTTAAATATAACCCAGACTGTAACACGTGTCTAGTAGCTACATTTGAATTAGCCGCCGCTAACTTTTGTACACCAACTAAAGAGTATTTATCAGGATTACTACCATCTCTAGCTTCGTTAAGCCCGGTTACATCTCTTATCATCTGTAAGTAATAATTATAATTACCTATAAGCGCTTGCATTTTATTACCAGCACCTTGACCACCTGATATTTCTTGAATTGGCATCTTACCTGGATTTTGATCTCCTTCTTGCGTAAATGACCTTCCAATAACACTACCAGTTTGGAAATACATGTTCAAAGCTTCTTGTGGATTATAGTTTGTTCCATTACCCAAATCTATTTCAGCTAAACCATCAGCGTCCATATAAACACCATCAGGAACCATTCTTGATAATACCTGTTGTAATTTTAAATGTGTTAGTTGAATCATATCAGCAAATCCAGTAATTCTACTAACAAGTGATTCTATTTTACCATTATACATTCTAGGTGCAACAATCGAGTAATTCATTTTAACCTTAGTATAATCACTTTTAGGACGCATCATATTTTTAGCCATTTCCCACTTAAGTAATTTATCAGTACCAAGAATCATAGCGCCGTCATAAAGACATTCTATAGATCTAGCAACCTTGTTATAATCACCTTGCATTCCTTCTGGTGGATTAAAAGTATCGTCTTTTTCTATTGCTTTTTCAGCACCACTACCAGTTTCTTTAACTTTATAAACTTCGTTCATGTAAGTTTTATAATTAAAGTATAAAACTTGTACAGAGTTATTATCTTCATTATGAGAATTGTCTCTATTAATATAATTATCTCTATTGTAATGTTTATTTTTAACTATATCTTCTAAGTCTTCGTTTTCTAAAAAAGGAAACTGTTTAACTAATTCATTTACAGGAATAGTTTTAACTTCTCCAACATAATATATATCATCAAAATAAGGGGAATCAGTATGAGAATAAACTAGATTAGCAG